AGATAGAACTAAAGCATCCTATTGGTCCTGTAATCTACCAAGATATGCCTCTATGTTGGGGTTAGGTGCTAATATGAACACATTTTGGTAAAATAAAAATTATGAAATACTGCGGAGAAAAACTAACACAGGAGCAAATTAGACATAGAAGAAAAAAAGCAAGACAATATTTTGAAGCTATGGGTATTAACCCAGATATTAAAGGTAGCATGTATCAAGAAAGAAGACTTGATATGAGACCTAAAATACATCATTATTTTCCTTTAGGTGAAACACAAAATGCTTTTGCTACTGTTCAATTAGATTGTTTTATTTTTTATACTCATTTAGTTGTTACTATGGAAGTTGGTGATGTAACTTGGACATATTATGGAAACGCAGGTGGTGTTGGAGCTCCAGGAGGTTTAACTGTAGTTGGTGATGTTATTTATACCGATTTAAATACTTTAGTTTCTACAACAACATTTGGAGTATTTTCAGGTGGTGATGGTGCTGGAGGCATTGAAGTAACTTGGGGTACTCATGGTAATTTTGTTGGTGCAGGTACAGCAGATTGTGCTCCTTTCTGTGCAGGTGCTTTTGGTGGAAGTGGTAATTGGTATAAATCAAACTAGATGAAACCCTATAAAAATAAAGGTAATATAAGAACGTTTTCGAAAAATACAAACAAATTAGAATTAGTTTGGCATAAAGATAAAGAGGACAGAAATATAGAAATATTAGAGGGTAAAGATTGGAAAATGCAATTTGATAATGAATTACCTTTTGAATTAACAGAGGGAGACCGTATATTTATAACAAAACATCGTATTCATAGAATACATAAAGGTTCTACAGATTTAAAAATTAGAATAAATGGATAATTTTGATTTAAGAAAATATTTAGCTGAGGGCAAATTAAATGAATTTGAGGAAGATAGTGGTATTGAATACTACTTAAGTGAAATCAGACGTGATTTAGAAGAGCTAGATGTTAAAGAAGGAAATGATTATTTAGATGATTTATCTAAAGCAATATTAAAGTTAAAAAGATAATGGACAACTTTAATTTAAAACAATACATAAGTGAAGGTAAAATATACCTACAAGAAGCTGTTATAGATAGAACCAAATTTAAATTCATAGAGGGTAATGATTGGGACTACGACGAAGAAATAAAAAAAGCAGGACCAGATGCAGAGATGTTTGTGTTATATAATGGAGTTATAGTTGATCCTAATTTTAAAAAGTATCACTTTGCTACACAAGAAATACTGGGTTTAGCAGATGAACAAGGTCATGAATGGGATGATGTAGAAGATTACTTTGACTCTGTTGAAGGTCATGAAGATGTATTTAAAGAATACCCTAAAGGTATTGAAGTACCTGAAGAAGTAATGAGGGAACAAGCAATGATGTATGGAACTGATTATGGCCAGTTTTATGGTGGTGATAGAGATGATTATTATTAAAATAAAATAAAATGGATAATTTCGATCTAAGAAAATATTTAGCTGAAGGTAGATTATTTGAAGAAATTAGTCTTGATGTTTTGCCTAAAAATAACATAGCAATTCTAAAAGGAGACTCAGGCGAGTATGAAGGTTTTATTGAAGATGGAGAAGTATCATTTTCTACTACATATGATGATTTAGATTATAGAATAACTGATGAATATGATGAAAGTAATATTGAAGATTTTTTAGGTAAAGGTCATGCATTTATAGAATTAGCTAAAAAATACGACCACAATTGGAATATTGAACCCGATTTAGTTGGTATAACAATTGAATTAAAATGAAAGAAAAAATTTGTATAGCAATTTGTAAAATTACATTTAACAAAGTATGTCTTGGTTGGTGTGATACCAAATGCTGTAAATAACATATAGACTGATTCATAGCCAGTCGATTTAATTAAAAAACTAGTGGAGCTGTGGCCCAAATTATTTGGAGCTACAGCTTTTTTTATGTATATTTATGTATTAAAATTATATTAAATGAATGTAGTAATCATTGGAGCAGGAGTAGCAGGTGTAAACGCTGCTACTAAATTAGTTGACAATAATTTTGATGGAAAAATTACCATTATTGATATGGGTAAAGACCCATATTTAAGACCATATGAGGAAGTAATGACAGGTTACTTAGGTGCAGGTGGTTGGAGTGATGGCAAATTAACTTATTCTACTCAAATTGGTGGGCAATTATCTAAGTATGTAGGTGATGAAAAGGCAATGGAATTAATGAAGCAAGTAGTAGATAATTTTGAAAGATTTCACCCACACCCTGAGCAAATAGTTTTATCATCCCCTGATGAAGAACCAGATTTTATTAAACCATATTTTGGTTTAAGATTATTCCCAGTATGGCATATTGGTACTGATTATTTACATGAAATAGGTAAAAGTTGGTATGATTATTTAGTATCTAAAGGTGTAGAATTTCACTGGGAAACTAAAGTTAGTGATATTGATTTTAATAAAGATGAAGTTATAATATCAGGTAATGGCTCAACTCAATTTATTGGTTATGATAAACTTATATTTGGTGTTGGTAAATCAGGTATTGATTTTACTTCTGAAATAATGAAAAAATATAAACTACCTACGGAAGAAAAACCAGCTCAAGTAGGTGTTAGATTTGAGGCACCACAAAAACATTTTCAAAAATTAATTGATATTGCTTATGATTTTAAGCTATATAGAAAATTAGATAATGTTAGTTTAAGATCATTTTGTACAAATAATAATGCTGCTTATGTAGCAGTAGAAGAAACTTATGGAGATCATTCCTATAATGGGCACGCCAAAAAAGATGAAAGTTATAGGAATGATATGACGAATTTTGGTATTCTAATGGAAATTAGAGGTATAGATAAACCGTTTAAATGGGCTAGAGAATTAGTAGGTAAAGTCCAAGATAATAGTACAGGTTTATTCTACAGTCCTAGTAGAGAACCCTCAACAACATCAGAAGGAATAGATGTATCAGCTACTAAAATAGAAAATTTAGATGTAGTTAAAGATGCATTTCAAGGATATTTTAAATATATTGATGATTTTATCAATGATATGAAATTAGTATTTCCTACATTAAAAGATGATTGGGGAATCTATGTACCTGAGGTTAAATACCTAGCTCCTGAACCATTAGTTAATTATTCAGATCTATCCTTAACTAAATTCCCTAATGTGCACTTTGTTGGTGATGCGTTGTCAGCAAGAGGGATTTCGGTATCAGGGGCCCACGGTACACTTGTTGCAGAAAGTATAATAAAAAAATATAGTCAAAAATAAAACATTACATTATGAGTGAAAAATGGGAACAAAGTAAAACATTAAAAAAAGCTGATGGTACTGTAGCTGTTATTTGGGAAGGTAGATTACATAATTGGGATGGTCCCGCTTATATACCTCAAGGCAATAATAGAAAGGCTGAATATCATATCTATGGTATAAAATATAGTAAGGAAGAATGGAATGAAAGAAGAAAACAAAGAACAGGAGTACCATATTATAAAAACCAA